CTAGCTGATTTCTATTCTCTCCCACTCTCTCCCGCGATCGTTCCTGTATTGCGCAGCCATGCTATCAGACTTATGTCCGAGAAGGTGCTGCGCAAATCTTTCGCCATACTGTTTCTCATAGAGCCTTGCAGACAGGCTGCGTATCTCATGAAATGTTGGCGGTTCTCCGCTGAAAGAAAGTCCAGATTCCTTGCGTGCGCGCATAAAATACCTTGATACCGTCCCTGATGAAAGCGCTTCGCTTCGTGTAGAGGAAATTATTGTTTCTCCTTGCGAAAGTGATTTACATCTCTTCAGCGTATCTGAAAGCGAAAGGTTAGCTGCATCAAGCTTAATCGTTACCGGTATCGCCAGTTTTGCTCCCGTCTTTTGTTGTTGTACGTGTAGAAATCCTTCTGAAATGTCAACCCATTTCATTGCACAGATATCACTAACACGCTGCCCGGTAAGTAATGCTATCTCCATAGACAGTTTCACCCATGGCGGCTGCTTCCCGGCAGCATCATATATTTTCATGAATTCATCGGTGGTTAATCTGACCCTTTTAACTTCAGATTTAGCGGCCCTTGTGGCCGTGACTGGGTTTGAGTGTATGAAGCCTTCAGCTATAGCTTCTCTGAAAATGTCACTCAACGTCGATCTGATTAACTTTGATGTGGCCGACTTTCCTTCTGAAACATAATCATTGAGTATGGTGGCAATATCCCTAGTTGTTATATCTGACAATGGAATGTCCTGAAACCGCTCCTTTATGGCTCTTATTTTGCTTCTGTAATCAGCAAGTGTTTTAGGCCTGAGTCCTCTGACTGATATGATGCTGTCATATTTTTCCAGCCATGCGTGCATAGTCATTGCATCTTCATTATTGATTCGCGACGTAAGACTTTTTCGCTCAGCGCTGGAAAATAACTCAATGTTCGCCTGAACTGCTTCTGTTACTGCGATTCTCCGGTCGCGACCTAACCCAAACTCCTTACCCGTCCTTGGGTCTCGATAGCAATAATAACCGTTGTTCCTGATATACAAGTTTGGAGGCAAATCACGGCGTTCATGGCTTCGCCTTCTTCCCATCTCTAATCCTCTTCAAAAGTCTGCCTGTTGGCTTATTTTTAACGTCGATTTTTACTGCGTTCTCATGAAACAGATACTCCCTTCCATCCTTAAGCGGAGGAGGGGAGATTCGACACTCTCTAACCCAGCGTCGAACTGTCTCAAGGCTTCTTGGCCTTGGCTGTCGCTGGTTCCATTCTGGAAGCGTTAAGTACATCTCATTACCTCTGCAAATTCACGCAAGAAAAAACCAGCGCAAGGCTGGTTATTGGATATCTTGAGAAATGCACAGGCCTCATCGAGTGTGAGGCGGTGTGATTCCATAGTTACTCCTGTCAGGAAACGACTACATACAGAGCTACAGAACAGACGATGAAGGCGATAATTAGCGCGGCAACAAATAGCTTTGCCGATGTGGTGTATTTCATGTTCATTTCCCTAAAAGTGAAGCGATTAAAGTAATTTCGAAAAGAACCTCAAAAAATCCAAATATAGATATTGCGCCGTAGATACCACTGTCTATATACCCACAACGGCAAAGATAGGTAGCGCTGAAAACAAGAATCATCATTTTCTCCAGGCAAAAGAATGCCCTCGCTATGGAGGGCAAAAGTGATAACGTGGCAGTGCATTCGCACCCAATAGCCAGATCTTAAGTGGCTATCAGTTGTGTTACCTGTCATGTATATTGATGTATATTGAATAGAAATGGAGGGATGTATGGCTACCTATAAGCAGATCCAAGAATACGTAAAAATCAACTATGGCGTTAGCGTTAAAACATGCCATATTGCCCATGTCAAATACTTGAATGGATTTCAAATGAAACTAGCACCTAACCGCATATCTGCCGACTCAAGAGTATATGAATGTCCAGATAAGTACGTCTTGTATATTGAGCAAGCGATGAAACATTTCGGAATGCTTGAGTAATTTCATCATGCCTTTAGCAGGCAGCATCATTTCCATAAAACAAAACCCGCCGTAGCGAGTTCAGATAAAAGAAAACTCTACTGTGCGAGGTTTGTTAGTTGCGCTCTACTGCGGATTTAGCCATCACTTCACCTCCTGTTGCGGTGCTGCTGCGAGCATGGCGGCGTAGATATTCCCGAACTGTACGCAGAATGACTCATCGCTATTGAACAGCACATCTTCGCAGTTCATCGCCGCCGCTATCATTTCGTCCGTTGGTTCGACGGGGACAAGTGCGTAACCATCCGGAATTACCGGAGAGTTGCCAGCCTGCATTACGTTTTGCTCATATTCAGCGACCTGTGGGTCTACTGGCGTGGATAGGTCGCGAACTGTATCACCAGCCTGGAGCATGGCGGCGCGGCAGGCGTTCCATCCTGAACCAAAGCCAATTTTCGGCTCGCATATGCCATTGAGCATCATTCTTCCGCGCTCATCGCGCACGTATGCATCCGGCACTACCGGCGCTGGCTGAGCGTGACGATAGAGTGGGATAACGCGGAGCATATCGGCATCTTTGCTGATTGGCTCAACTGAAAACATCTCGCAGAAACCGACCTTGCGTAAATCCCGCAACTCTTCTTCGTCAGTCCACGCCACAGGCTCAGCGGTAAGCGATGCTAGCGTTATTTCAGCTAATTTTAAATTCGCCGCAGCTTCTACTGATTCCGGGGCATCCTTTAAATCTCGCACCCTTTCAGCTACAGCTACCACAGCCCAATCAATCAGGCGCTCTTTAGTGAATTTACTGGTAATAGTGGTCATCGCAATACATCCTCTACGCTGATTAAACCTTTGCGGCTCAAATAGTCCATTGCGGCATCGTGTAACTTGCTATTCGGTCTGGCATTTCTGAGCGAATGGGCTAAACGCTTAACCCACATAACAAGTTCGTCCGTCTGTTTGTTGTCCCGCGCTGGCGGGGTGTAGAAATACGGCCTGATAATCCACTTTTTATTCCAGAAGTCTCGCGTTTTCTCGGCTTCCTCAAGCGTTGCAACACTACAGCCAACCTTTCCGCACTCTTTGATGACGTGGTATCCGGCTGGCTCGCTATCAGCCTTGCGGCGTTCCTGTAGCTCCTCGTCGTCAGCATTGTTACGGTTTTCAGCCTCATACAGTTGCTCCTGTACGTCCTCTATTTCGCCACGCAACGCCAGACAGGAGCGGCGGAGTTCCTGTAGCTCGTCTATCTCATCAAGCAAGCCCAGGACGATACTGAAACCGCATTTCTTCACAAAGTTAGCAAGTTGATCTTCTGCTCTTTCCATATCGTCTAGCGCTGCCGGGCTATCTCGGTTTTCTTCATACCACGCCCTAGTGGATTGATAATTTTCTACGCACTTATTCAGCGTCTTGCGCCACTCTGGTAATTTGTTATTGGTCATTTAATCAATCTCCCGGTGTCGGTTGTATCCGAGTTCGTTTTTTCCCGTTGGCGTCAGGCGCATCGTTTCTGGCGAACAACCAACCGACGCGACAGTAATTAGCCCTTTATTTCGTAGCGCCCTTCCTTGCTGGGTGCACTTGCCACCAACCACCCACCAATAAACGTCTGTTTGCGGATAATGAAGCAACACAAAACCCGCCTCTAGTGCCCTTAGTACCCTTAACTGAGGAACAGGCAACCACCATCCAGCCATCACTCCCCCTCGCTTTCCGCTGCATCAAACCATGCATCCTGTCCCACAACGTCATCACCGCATGGCGGCTCACATTTCGAATAACGGCCCGCCCACCAAAAGTTACCGTTACGATGCTCTGCCGTTCCGCAGATATGGCATATATAAAACGAGCCATCGCGCTGATAGTGATGACCGTGTTTGTTGTTCATGCGCTCACGCGTCGTTCTGGCCATCACGACTCCTTAACCTTGATGCCAGTGCGTGTGCTATATGCAGACATGCATTGCGCGAACCCGGATTGGTCATCTGTCTGCCCATAGCTGAACCCGGCTTTCAGGCCGTCACGGAATGCGCTATCCTGCAACTTGTCGGCAGTTTCAAGCTTCGCCTCCAGTTCTGCTATGCGCTGGCGTAATGCCGAAATTTCCACCTCAACAGCTTCTGCGTAATGAACGTTTTCATGCACAAGTGGTGGTAAATCCGGCGTAATGACACCAAACAGTTTTGCCAGCGCCCGGTAATTCAGTTCGCTGTGATAACGACCTTTGCAGCGAACCAGTTTTTCAGCAGCAGCTACAATCGCGCTTTGTTCTGCCATGCGGCGTTCTGCGGCTTCCAGTTGCTCCCGCGCCTGTCGCATATCATCACGCAGCGCCAGCGCTACGGCCTCTATTGCGTCTTTTTCCCGCTGGAGCTGAAGATTCTCATCCAGCAGTGCCAGCACAACCGATGGTGTTACCTGCTCATGGAAAATATCCGTGTCATATCCCCAGTCGTCATGCATTGCACGCTCCGCCGCTTCACGCAGCGCCTGTTTGTTGATTGTCATGCTGCACCGCCTGTTAAATTTTCAGCCAATAAATATTGACCTTCGCTGTTATTGTCGGGAGTGTCATAAAATCGACCAATCTCAATGCCGTTTCTGGTCTGAAATGACTGGTAGTTGCTCTTGTCTTTCCAGTTTCCGCGATTACAGACAATGATGTCGCGAGGTCCGACATATGCGAAAAACGCATCAAGACCGACGTTTTTAAACCCTGGAATTTGTTTGTCGATGTTGCTCATTGGGCTGCTCCTTTGCGAATGCATTCTGCGTAATACCACGCCTGGCCAGCCGCAAATTGGCATTCGTTTTGTCCTGAGCAACCAGGGGAAAGCTCATAATATTTTTTGGCTTGCTCATCCTGAACTTTGGCAAATTCGTCGAGTGCGCGGGCCCGCACTTCAGCCAGAAAAGCGTCGGTGGCTGGGGTCTCCATTGCATCCAGTGCACGGACACGGTGGTTTTTCTCAAGCACTGCTGCGTCAGGCTGGAGGATGTCGTTAAGTGCAGACTTCAACGCCGCATTCTCCGCAGCGAGTTTAGAATATTTACTGTGTGCAAGTTTTACGGCTTCATTAGCCTGCTTCATTGCTTCCATAGCTTTATCGTTATCATCAGACAGTGCCGCGCATTTTTCTTCCAGTGCTACGTAGTTCTCATATTTTATATATTTGCCATGGATATTCATTTATACAACCTCACTATAAGCATGGTGGCATCGGGAAATATACCCCGGTGAACCGGGGCGATGATGTTAAGCGTAGAAATTACCAATGGATATTTTCTCCGGTTCAATCATTACTGATAGCGCCGTAACGTGAACGGTAATCACGAAGGCGCGGGTCTGTTTCAATGAATTTGGTGTAAGTGGCTTTGCGGAATGGCCGGATGGATGTCTGGTAAATTCGCTCGCGTTCTTCTTTCTCTGCAAGCCATATACAGTGGCGAAATTCCTTTTCCTCTTTCGTTTCCTGCGGTAGCGACATTATCAGGTCGTAGTTTTTTCTGAATTTATCCAGCACCTCCGAGACGGAATTGCCGGAACAGCGGAGAGGATTGTTATAGTCAAACAATGGTTTTGTCATAATAATATGATATCCATTATACAATGTTTGTGGCTTGTTTGTATTTGCTATGTTTTTATGGCGTTGATTATAAGTGTCTCCATATTTTCTTGTTTTTAATTAAACCAACATGTGTGTGGCTTATATTGTATTCTCTAGCAATAATTCTGTTTGATCTGATATCTCTACGGATATCAAAAATCTTATCCTTTGTTAATTTTGAGTTACCGTTCTGTTCTCCTGTTTGATATTTTGCGCGTCCCTTATGCCGCATATCTGCATTGTTGTCAGAAACTGTACCTACTGCTAGATGCTTTGGATTTACGCAAGATGGGTTGTCACACAAATGAATCACAACCTTTCCTTCTGGAATTATTCCTTTACTAAACTCATATGATAATCTGTGAGCCTTAACCACTTTTCCATTAACGCTTATTCTTCCGTATCCTCTGCAACTCTTCCCAGCCATCCAAATATGGCACTCAGTTTTCATATTTTCAGGCACATACCCTGAATTAATGTCAACCTTTGCTAAAAACCTATTCTTTAATTCATGAAGATAATTATGTGATAAATTTTCAATCATTTTAATTAACCACTCATATTTCAAGAATCTATATCAAGATACTGGATGTGTTACCACGATTATTAAAATGGGATCTCATCGTCGAAGTTCATGGGAGGTTCGTTGTGATTTCCCTTCTGCTGAGGTTGTTGTCTTTGTTGCTGACCGTTATTTCGCTGATGTGAAGACTGTTCATTGCTTCCTTGCTTGCCACCAAGCATTTGCATGGTTCCACTAACGCCAACGATGACTTCGGTAGTGAACCGATCCTGTCCACTTTGGTCCTGCCATTTTCTTGTCCGCAATTTGCCTTCAAGATAAACCTCAGAGCCTTTTCGCAGATACTCGCTGGCAATTTCTGCCAGTTTCCCGCTCATCACCACACGGTGCCACTCCGTCTGCTCCTTTTGCTCGCCAGTATTTTTATCTCGCCATTGTTCTGACGTAGCTATTGTCAGGTTAGCGAACGCTGTTCCTGATGGTGAGTATCTAACTTCCGGGTCTTGTCCAACCCGACCAAGGATAATCACCTTATTTACGCCTCTGCTTGCCATTTATGCCACCTGTTTAAGCTCATTTATTCTGATATTCATTACCTGAACGCATTTTGTCTGCTCATCATCGTGACCAGTCAATAATTGCCAGTCGTGCTGGTATCTCTCAATTAGCTTTTTCTTGTCAGTTTCTGTTGCTGCATATTCACTGAAGTCTTTCAGGATTTGCTCGCAGTCAACCGATGGAGATTTCTGGTTGGTATTTTCTGGTGATGGTTGATTGCCTGATGCTGGCATGGCCCAGTTCGGCAGCGATGGAGGGAGCCAGTAAAATCCTGTTCCATCCTTCAGTTTGGCCCTGTGCCATCCTTGTTTCTTATCACTGGATATCTGCGCAAAACCTTCCTCAAGGTTATATAGATACCGACCAATTCCCCACTGAACGGCAGCGCGCTTCATTGCGCCAGAGCGACCGCCTTTGACGGCTTCTACCTGTGTGTTTTCAGCAGCATCCCATTTGGTTACCCATTCAGAACCAATCTTGATTGATATGCCGCATTCAACGCCGCCGTTGTTGGGAATATCGCGGTATTCATTGCGCCATCCTGCTTTGCCGCAAACATCGTCCAGGCGTTTCATGATTGCCCTGTTCGTGACATAAGCCAGCACCATAGCCCACACTTTGCCATCGCGTGTTTTACCGCTTTGCTGTATTCGCCATTCGATATCTTCAGGATTGAATGGGGCGTCGAATTTATTCAAATCCATAATTCACCTCAGAATGGTAATTCGGAAGGATTAGCCAGAAATTCACCTTTGTTTATTCGCTCGTTTTTGGCTAATGAAAGGCAATTTCGTTTCATCGATTTATTACCTGACTTGCGCCAGTACATTGCCTCTGTCAGGTGATACTGACGTTTTAACCTGCTCAACTCCGGTGTCCTTGCTAAATCCACTGGTATCATTTCAACCTCCATTCGCGAAAGGCTTCTACAGCTTCGCGATACATTATTTTGTCACCAAGATAAACAGCAATTGCGAATTTAGACTGAATAGCCATAAGTGTTTTATCCATTACACGGCACTCCTGGTTGATTCAGGATATCGACCAGACGTTTCCATCCGGCCCGTAATTTTCTGGTGATACGCTCTAAAAGTGATTCATTAAGGTGTGCGATACCCATGACGGCACCGCCCGCGATAGCAAATGTCATCGTGGGATTCTCCATTTTCATTTATTGGCATAGCTAAAACGCCTCGATATGAAGCGCTGTGGATATGCGATAAAAAAGCCGCCCTGACTGCGAGCGGCAAATAACATCAAGGGATGATTTTTCGATTAACCAGAACGAGTCGTCGTCCTCGTTTGGTTACGAGCGAAATTGCTCACATAGCAGACTCGTAAATCTGCTATCGGTGCTTATTCGCTGACAAATTCGGTAAGACTTTCGTGTAGCGAAACCAAAATTTCATCATCAAACCCATCAAGTAATGCTTGTTCGATAAGTTTGATAATTTCTGATGCCTGCTCTTTATTTATTTCCACCACTCCTCCCAAGAGCCTTGCTGATGGCTGCGCGAGCTTTATTGATTACCCCGTACCACTCCGGATAAGTAACGTTTCGACCTTCAGCCATAGCTTTTTCAGCCAATTGAAGAGCCTCGAGTAAATCAGGTGCTGCTGCTATCAGGTGTGCATCTTCACTGCACTGAACTTCATTACAGATGGCGACGTATGAGCGCCAACCAGCACCATTTTCAAATGAGCTTGATTGGATGATTTTAATTTCATCGTCATCCATCATGATTCCCCACCCACCTTTTGTTCCTTTAAATTCCATATTCACCTCTGTGTCTCGCTGCCAAAAATACGCTTACTCAGTTACTTCATCTGCATATTCTTTACTTGCTAACCAATCCGGGCGTTCACCTTTACCAATATAGAAATCGATAATGTCCAGAAGGCGTGGATAAAATTTAAGAGCTTTACGACCATCCATCTCAGCAATTTCCTGCTTACTATATTTTCTCCATTCCTCAACTGTGTGGTTCTGGCATCCTGCTCGTACATATTCACCGTTCGTTATACTTATGAAGTATTTCTCACCCAGGATTACGAAAGTTAGATCAGGCAGGTCGGCACCGTACAGGTTGGCACCGCGCAGGTCGGCACCGCGCAGGTTGGCACCGTACAGGTTGGCACCGCG